CTTCTCAGTTGCAAGCACACCGCTCGGCCACATGCCATTCTTCATCGCGTTGTAGTTGAAGTCAGTGTATGCGTTGCCAGTGTCAACCAGACGTGCGTTCGCTCTTAGCACCGGCATCCCGAATAGATCATCCGACGGGCTGTAGTTCTTGATGTGGACTATCTCTTCTTCATCGAATGGTACTGGGGTCTCACCTGGTAGCGTGTAGAAGTAGACTCGCTTGTCGCGGTAGGCTTTAATCGACACCCTATCCGATCTCAGAGGATCTAGCCGGATGCTGTCGCCTACCTTGTTGACGTACCAGTAAGCGTCGCCAGCCATGCACAGGAACAACTCAGCCCTGAACTCTAGCTCGTTCATCGAGATGCGCGGGTTAGGATTGGCAATCATCTTAGCTGCAGGGTGAGTATCTGGTACTGGATCTCCCGTATTGATGTCCTTAGCGACTAGGATAGCCGAGCGTACTGCGTTTGCCCTGAACGATGTAAGCCGATACACGAGCCAGTGAGACTCGTAGCCCTCTAATACTGCCTTCTTCGTATTCCAGTCCGTCCACTTCTCAACGCCATATTGGATCGAAGGCGTTGTCCTGATCTCTTGCGAGCGGGTTTCTGGAGCCAATAAATGAGCAAAGGCCACGCGTGGCCCGTCACTTGCCCAGTCTAGGACGATGTTCTTGAAGCGCCCCATATCTCACCCTCATTGAGCGAAGTCCGGTTATCTCGCTCGTTTGGTAAGAGTACCACTTGTTGGGCGTTGTTACAATAGATGTGTGAACTATATAGATTTGGTACTATACTGTAGAACGATCATCTTTAGTGAACCCGCTGTGCTTCGTCCACTTCAAGCGCATTATGTATCCATCCCAGTCGTTCATTGACGGATGGATGAACTCTAGCTCCCACCTGCCGTCATAATCATTCTCTGGCCGATCATCTTCGAGCGATTCAACAAGAGCCTGCGTAACCTCTTTCTCATTGAACTCGAAGACGGATCGTTTTAGGTTCGCGTATTCTCTATGTTCCATCACGCCTACCTCCTATGATGCCTCGTAATAATCGCCAATAACCCGTATACAGCGAAGAAGATTATCACGAACTTAATCGCGTAATGTACTGTCACGACTACCTCCCATCTTCGGCGCGTCTCGAAACTTCTTGCTATTCCTGATCGTCTCAATCTGCGCGGCGTTGATTCCGTTCACCGCCAATGACTTATGACACCCGCCACCGTGTTCCTTCTCTAGTTCCTTGCGTCGCCATCGCTTGATAAACGCGGTTGTCTCTGAGCCTCGTGATGGCTGCTCAACGTCGAACGCCTTAACCATGTCGTCTAGGACGATGATGTTGTCTCGTAGTATCGGCAATCCTACCTCCTCAGTACTTTATAAGCGTGTCGACAATCATTTTATTGCATGGATAGGCGGTTACGATTTTCACGCCATAGCCTACGAACTCGCTTCCTGTACATACGCTTGATTCGTTTTCGCTGTCCAGCCTGCCAGAAGCAGACATCCTTCCACGATGTAAGCGCATCTTGTTCGTCACCGCTTATCATCTTGATGCGTTGCTCTTTCATCCTACCTCCTCACCAATCAATCATCTCAGCTCGTCCGCCTTCCTTCTTGTCCAACTGAAGCAGACGCCTCATGCCAATCACCATTGCATCCATACCACCTGGACTCCACGCCGCGCCGTCTATCCAGTTACACAGATCGTATTCTAGCTTCGGCTGATGCCCAATCATACCACACTTAGCGCGTCCCCACCTGGATTTGACAGGCAACGCCCTGACGTACTTGTTCTGTATTGACGGTATCATGTTTTGATTCTTCGCTAGTGGAGCCATCGAGATCATCGCGCGCTCTACGCCCATCTCTTTAGCAATCGGATTGATCGTCGTGCGGATCATCTCTCCGCCTGCGTTCGACTCAACGAGGATGTATATCTCATTGCAGAATGGCTCCCATCGTTTGACAGCATCGACAGCAGTAACTCCCCATCGCTCAGGAGGTGCTACCTCAGTCAGATCCTCAAGCGCGTATACGATACCAAGCGCGTCCTGTCCACATGGTACGATTCCACACGTATCGCTACCTGGCTTAGACGACTTACTGGGATCAATCGGGATGACGATTACCTCCCAAAACTTAGGCGCTACATCCTCATCAACTCGATAGGCATCAATCATATCCTGCGTCCATAGTGCGCCAGGCGTCTCCCAGATGTCCTCAGCTAGAATCTCCTGACGGTAAGAACGATCATCCATGTCAAGCGTTATCTCATCTAGTGCTACGGTTGACAGGTACGGGTTATCGTGAGAGGTGAAGTGAAAGCACGCCCAGCGGCCTGTGTCGTCTGCCTCAGCCTTCTGGTACATGTGGGCAGCGAACATGGGATCACGCGCCCTTGATTTAGCCGCTGCCTCTGAGTCAGGCGGCGTATAGATGAACGTGGTAGTCCCATCGTTGTCTAGCATCATAGGAGCGCATACCTTCGTCCAGACACGCTCATCCATCATTTGAAACTCGTCTAGGATAATGTCATCGCCATAGTCGCCGCGAGCCGTATCGGGATTCCACGCAGTCTTAGCCTTGATTCGCTGCTCTGTGCCTGGTAGCTCGATGAAGCGTGACGATTCGTTCTTCTTGAATATGCCACCTGAGACAGCTTCCTCAAGCGCGCGCGTTATCTCAAACCAGAATCGCTCCGTCTGTTCTTGCGTAGGAGCCATGTAGAGAACGCGATGGCCCTCTAGGAACTTCTGAACGGCACGTATAGCAATGCCGGATGTCTTGCCGCCACGTCTGCCAGCCCGAATGATAATACGCTTCTCAGAGCATTCGACGAACTCGGACTGTTTAGGATGCGGCCTACGAAGATGGATCTTCAGGTTCGTCATATACCACCGTTAGCGTTATGTCGCCAGATGCGTTCACGTCGTGCTTGTCTTTCCACTTATCGCCAGCCACGTTCTTCAGATAGAACTGAATCGCTCTCACGTCTGGATGCTTGATCTTATCGTGTCCGTCTTCCTTGTACACGTATCCTTTGCAAAGCCTGAACAGCGCATCCTCTACGTCCTTGATGGGGTTCTCTTTACCTACGGTCACGGCCTGGCGAAACTCAGGGTGATCGTCCTTCCATCGGTACAGGGTTCGCACGTCGATCTCAAGCACACTAGCGATGTCTTCATCTATCATTCCAGCAGCGGCTAGTTTTGTCACTATGCCAGGATGGATCTTAGCGTCGTACTTCGTCGGGCGTCCGTTGGGATTACCTGTTGGTTTATTGGCCATCAAGTACCGCCTTCACACACTCAGCTATAGCCTGCATCATCTTCGGAGGTACTGAGTTGCCGATCCTCTCTACTATCTTGCCTGCGCCGCCAATCCACTTAAACGACTCAGGGAACGACTGTATCATTCCTGTCTCTACACTTGTCAGCTTCCGCGGAACCTTGTAGTGCCAATGGCTATGCCCTTTGATCTGCGTTGGCGCCGGTCTATCTGGACCTAACCGGCATGATTGGAATGATCCGACATACTTTACGGCCTTCCGTAATAATTGTGCGGGCTTACTCTTATGCCAAGCAGCGATTACCTGCTCACTATGATTGCCTTGGACTCCATCAGGTAAATGCCCTATCGCATCTCCAACGGTGATGATGGCTTGTCTCTTCGGCCACTCGATCTCTTGCCCTTCTCTCATGCCGATGAAGATAATTCGCTCTCGGCTCTGAGGCACACCGTAGTACATCGCATTCAGCTTCTTAACCTCTACGCGATAGCCAGTCGCCTTCAATCCTGCTAGGATCTCGTTGAACCGTCCGCGCATTCCACCCTTTGCCATGCCTGACACGTTCTCCATCACGAACGCACGCGGCTGCAATCCTTCAATCAATCGGATGAACTCCCATGCTAGATCGTTACGTGCGTCAGACACTTGCCGCTTACCAGCCGTTGAGAAGCCCTGACAAGGCGGTGAACCGTCTAAGACATCAAGAACGCCTTTCTCTATGTCACATCGTTCAAGGACGCTCTCAGCAGATACCTTGCGGATGTCAGCTTGCCACACGTCAACGCCTGGAAAGTTCAACTTGAACGTCTCGACGGCATGAGGCTCGAAGTCAATAGCCAGAAGCTCGCGGAATCCAGCCCACTTGTAACCGAGGCTTGAACCGCCACATCCTGCGAATGTTGAAACTACTGTCAGCTTACCACTCATATCCACACGACGGGCATTTGTTCTCTGTCTCTACGCCATCAGACAGATCTTGCCCATCCTCCTTCGGCTCCCATTCCTTGACGCCATCAAATCCCATCACGTCGAAGTCTATCTCACCAAGCAGCTCTCCCTTCAAGTCCTCAAGCACAACGTCGTCCCACTCGCCTAGCGTCGAGATCTGATTGTCTGCCAACGCCAGCGCCTTGCGCCGTGGATCGTCCGTCTTCAGATCAACGCGGCGAACAACCACAAGCTCGTCGCCGTTCGTCTCGATCTCGCGAACTGGTATGCCAAGCTCTTGTGCCTTGGTGTATACGGCGTTGCCCCCGATAATAATTCCATCTGCGTCTACGCAAATAGAACGCCCTGCGCCTAGATCAGTCAGCGACTTACCTACGGCGTCCATGTTGCGCTCAGGATGCGTCCGTGCGTTGCGCGGATCTAGTTCGTACTTCCTCGGTCTACCGCCTGCGTGCTTCTCAGTCATCAGTCACCTCTTCCCGTCCACTTCTTGAGCAACTGCCTCTCTATCTCTTCCTTCGTTCTTTCGCGCGGCGGCTTCTTAGAGCCTGCCTGTTTAGCTGCTGTGTCATTCATCCTCTACCTCCTCAGGCGGTCCGCCCCATACCCACTGCGTGCCATCCCACAAGCCGGACCAGTCGTTTGCAACGTACATTCCAGGCGCATCTGTTAATTCCGGCCACTTCTCAGTCATCAGCTATCACCTTGCACAGTATACAGCGAAACGGACGGAGGCCGCTGCTCAGGCGCTTGGTCAACCCAGCGACTAGCGGAATGAAGAGGTAAAAGGAGCCGAGTCTGAACTCGGAGAAAACCTCGCCAAGCTTGCGTGCGTATCTCACTACGCGTGCCGTCCATTTCATATTCTATCCCTTCATCACACCGAGCGGGCGCAGTTTCACGACCACTTCAACTAGGTCCGATTCCGCAGCTATCACTTCGTCGATGTTCTTGTACGCTCCAGGGGCTTCGCTGATGTCAGGCGTTCCCTTGCGTGTCTTACCCCAACCACCGAACACGATGCCTTCCATGTCGGCCTCGCACTCTTCTACCGTATGCGTCCGGTTGAACTCAGCCCGTCCGCTTGCCCTTCCAGCGCCGTGGCTGCAGCTCTCGAATGATTCTGGATTACCTAGCCCGCGCACGATATAGCTAGACGTTCCCATACTGCCGGGAATAATGCCAAGCTGGTCCTTCTTAGCCTGCGTTGCTCCCTTGCGATGTACCCACACGTTCTTTCCGTAGTGGTTCTCGATAGACGCAAAGTTGTGATGGATGTTGATCTCACGCATGAAGTCAGCGCCAGTCATCTCTCTGACTACGCTCTTGAATACCGTAAGCATTGCATCTCTATTAGCCTGGGCGAACGCGAGTGCAAACTTCATCGCGTCGATGTACTGCGCTGCCTCATGGCTACCGATCGGAAGGAACGAAAGCGAGTCCTCGCCATTCCCTGGAGGCAACTGCGAATGCCACATTGCGCATCTCTTCATAGCCGCCTGGTTGTATTCCTTGGCAATCTTGTACCCGAAGTTGCGACTGCCACTATGGAGCATGAGCCATATAAGGCCGTTATCTCCCATCTGAATCTCGATGAAGTGATTGCCGCCGCCAAGCGTCCCTAGCTGTCGCCTTGCAGATGCCAACTCTCTCTGAACAACTGGCAAGTCAGGGTCCTTATCAAATCCATTCCACGCTTGATCTTCCTTGTGGTGATTGAATCCTGTCGGGATCAAGTATGAAAGCTCCTCAAGAACGTCCTCGATAAGCCCAGCGTCCATTCCAGTAAGATTCGTTTCTACTGACGCCATTCCACATCCAATATCGACACCAACAGCATTGGGGATCACGGCATTCTCACACGCAATGACACCGCCAATTGGCATCCCATACCCTCGATGGCAATCAGGCATCAATGCTACGTGATGGAACATAACTGGATGGTTCGACAGGTTGATTGCCTGCTGCATAGCGCCGTCTTCTACATCTTCGCACCAACTCTTTATCGGTATACGCCCATCAGTGTTCACCCATTTCATTTCATGCCTCCTTACTCGATACATTATACCCGATCCGCCGTGCAGAACACAGTTTAGAACACCATCCACCGCACGAACGCGAGCATCCCCCACACGGCCAGCGATGCTAGGCTGATTGCTATCAGGACGCCGATAGTCCTGCGTGGGCCGGGGATCATGCCGTTGCCTCTGGATACTTCTTCATCAGCCGCCGCAGATTTGCCATGTCCTGCGCCTTTTCTCGGTTTATGCGCTCGGCATCTCGCTTTGCGTATATCTCGTCGGATTCTTCCTGACTGATTACTCCAGCCTTAATAAGCGATAGGTTGCTCGGCTCGTCCTCAAACTCTAACTTGACACCATCATCGTAATCGTGTTCAGGCGTTATGTGGATGAATTCGCCGCCGCCAAGGTTGAGAATAATCTCCCAACTCCTGATAACCGCGCCCTCGATTGTCTTCCCAGATATATCGTCGCCTAACTTAAACTGTCTCATTTCTTACCTCCTCGTGAGGGATGAAAATGGTTAGCCGGGCTCGGCATCATTGCCGCCATCGCAGACTTCTCAAGGCACGCCGTACAGTTCATGCGCCGCGGATGTATCTCCCAGCTATGGAACCGGACGTTGTGTTCTGCGCCGCACTTCTCACACTCGTATCTGATGCGCTTCATTCGTCTCCAGGCCACTCGCCAGCGATCAATACACCGCCGCGCTTCTCATTGGCTATCTTGATGGCGTGTTCTTCGTCTCTTGCCCATACGTTGAACTCTACGTGAGCCGGATTGCCGCCATATCCTTGCACCACATTTCTGTCTGCATAATCGCCGCTACACTCATACACATTTATCTTATTCGTCCACTTACTTAATGGAACATTGCCTTCTCTGTCCATCGCAACGCAGAATGCTTTCATACCAGCAGGACGCTGCTTCAACTCCGAGTCTAAATCATACTCCTCGATGCGTTCATTGGCGTTGAAGTATTCAGCAGCATCTTTCGCTTTCTTGTATGTAGAGAACGCGCCGATAATCGTGTAGTCTTCGTAATCGCCATCACTTATCAGATAGACTTTCATCACGCCTCCCATACCTGGCCGTCGTTCTGCGTAGGACTACTCCCCGCGCACCATTCGCACCACTCCTGATGGATAGCCAGCGGCACATACGGAACGTCTAGCACTAGCGTACCGGCGAGGCCTTCGTTAAGCAGGAACCGTTTCGTCTCGAACATGATTAGCCCCTTCTCAGCTAACGCGGCCAGCGTCCTCGGATTGTGTGCGCCCATCCGCCCTGTCGCTATCTCGCTGAAGCAATCACGCTGTCGCCCTCTAAGCCCTCGGAAGCGTTTCATCGTTCACCAATCCTGCCCACGTTGCCAGCTCCCATGAATAGGCTAATCGCGGCGGCTGGTATCAGTCCTGAGAGATACCACGATATGCCAACGAATACAATCCCGTAGCAACAGCCAGCGAAGATAGCCGTCCACAGTATCGCCCACCTCGTCGCGTTCATGTGCCTGCCTACCCAGCGTTTCATCGTTCACCCCATCGTTCACCCATCCGCCTCAAGTTGACTGCCACCATGAACGCACTGATCGCGCACGCTGGCACAGTTATCACTAGCCACAACGTTGCCCAGCCCCATACAGTGACGAACAGATAGCCAGCGAATTGAACGCCCCAGAATGCCGCCCACCGCCCCGCGTGCATCTTTCTGCTGATCCATATATCTAGTCGCCTAAACATCATGCCTCCTTTAGCTGCCGTATACGCGCATCAGTCTCAGAAATGGCATCTTTGCACTTAGCATTCTGATAATCCAGCTTGGCCTCTAGCCATTCCTTCTCTGAGTAGAATCTATTAAGGATCTTGTCACAGTCTTCACACACCTCAACGTATTCACTATACACATCAAACCTCACGTTCTTGTGAGGGCATTCGAGTTGCTTCACACGAATCTCTAGATTTCTCAATTTGAACATTGTCTTCTTCTTCATCATGCCTCCTTTGGAACGAAGTGAATGAACGGTTCTTCGCTGCCGTCTGGCCGCATCAGATGTCCGTTCTCGGCTCGGATGCCGTATACGGTTTTCGCCAGTTTGTACAGGCGATCACCGATAACCATCTCGTCGCGGAGCTCTTGCTCGTATGCCGTCCGATAGTAGACTTCAGGCCGCGACCCTATCCGGTTGACTGTTCCTCGGATCTTGACGTAGAAGTATTCTCGCTTCGATCCATGCCCAGATTCCTTCAACAGACGCCGGTAGTCTGACACAGTAGTTCCATCTTGCCACTCGACGCCGTTATCCAGACTCTTAGCCCACAGTGACGCCGCGCCAATCAGCCGTCGCGTGTCTAGTCCTTTCGACGCAAGGCATTCCCGCAGCGTCCTAGCGTCTGGATCCGTAGCGGCAACCACCTGGCCTAGTCTGTATACACGTTCGGCGATAGTTGAGTCCAGCATAGCGAACGATGATAGCTGCGTGAGTATCTCTTCGCCTTCTTCGGCGTCGTGTCGCAGATAAAACCACAGCTTAGACGTATCAACCTTGCCTACGCCATGCCCAAGAACATCCTGATTGTCAATCACACTAAGAACTCCATTGGATCTATCCCACTCAGCTATCACAAGCTGGCCAGTCTCGACCATAACGTGTACATGTGCCTGTAGCGTTATGCAATTTTCCACTACATCTTTTTCATCGCTGCCACCAACGCCAAGCGGACGAACGTGATGGACTTCAAGATGTCTCCTGCCTTCCTCGGATCTGCCGTCATATCCCGTGATCTGACAACGATTACCATCTAGCCTCAACGCCTCCTCGCGTACTGCGTTACTCCGTGACATTCTCATCCTCTAGTGCGATCCAGAATCGTATCGCCTTCCTGATTGCCTCTGTCCGGTTATCTCGCGAATCGAGATATGCTATCACGTCAGCGTCTGTCTCAACGTTGAGCGAGAAAGGGAACTGTCTAGTCACTGCTGGCATGTTGCCTCCTATGGCTTGTCTATTATAGCATACTAGCTAACTCATCTCAATATCCCGTCAGTGTCTTCTCGTTGCATAGCCGGTTGTCTAAGCGCCCTCAGGTACTTGCCATTCGACTTACGAAACACCCGAGTATCAATTACGCCCTCCACATCTCTGCGGCCATACGCAGCGCATACGTGAGCCAAGATAGCTTTATCGTGCGGCCATCGTTTCAGCCCGTCAGCCCACGCGACGATCTTCCGCGTGTTGTCAGCCTTGCCGTGATGCCGTTCTCGCTTAACAGATAGATGATCCATAGCGTAGGCGTCAACGTCTGACTTCAGGAACGTGATACGTATCCCGCCATCGGCACGCGACTCTCGCCTAGTGTCTGCCTTCGCTTTTCTCATCAGCTTTCTAGCGTGAGTGAGTGAGCAGTGAAGTATCCTCGCTGTCTCAGCTGTGCCTATGCGTTCATTCATCGTTCTCCACAACGCGCTCAACGAGCTTCTTGCCACAGTAATGGCAGAACTCCATATCATTGTCGGATGGTGTTCCGTCGTTCAAGGAGAAGTCATGGCCGCAATCTGTCTGCCACATGTCATTGGAATCGTCCGCCGGGTCATTGAGCCATTCGCACTCTTTAGGCTCGGTCGGTGGGGAGATGGCGGCTTCGCAAGTATCTATACTGCAAGCAAGCGCGTTGAACCACTCCGCAACTTCTGCGAGAGATTCCTCGCTATGCCCCGTAACAGTCTTCACCCATTCTGCATGGGCACGGATAAGCACTGTGCTAGAATTGCCAGCATCGTCATCCACAACACCGATAAGCGCCTTATCCTTCGCAGCCAGCGCGGTTTCTATGGCTGTGAGTTCTTCCTTCGCTGCAAGTGCATCACGGATATCAGACCCATTATCTATGCACCTCTGAATCTTCTCAGTCTCCATCATTCCTCCTTCAACCACGCCCAGTTTCTTCCTGTAGAGATATGGCAAATCGTCGCCCGACAAACATGAAACCGTTTAGCAATTGACGCCTGGGTTTCTTTCGCTAGCAACCGCCGCCTGATTTCGTGGACCTTCTCTTCCGTAAGTACCGCGCTCCCGTGTCGTTCTCCGTGGACAGCAACTTTCAATCCATTGCGATAGGCGTGCAATGCGTTTTCTGACTGAGTCACGTATTCAAGATTTGTAGCTGCATTGTTTGGCTTAACGCCATCTCGATGATTGACTTCCTTCCCGTCAGGACATTCACCAAGAAACGCTGCTGATACAAGTCGATGAACCTTTACAGTGTGCTGACTCCCATCCTTATGCAATCCAACGTCCATATAACCACAATCGCCTAATGACTCTTTCAGGATTCTTCCTACAAGCGCGCCTGGTCCTTTCTTCATCCTACGGATACGCCCTAGGTTGCTGACATCGTAGATGCCTTCATAGCCAACAACTGGCAACCATCGTTCGTTTTGGATAGATGTGTCTTGTGTCTCTGTCATATCTCTACCTCCTACAGTAGAATTGCAGGAGCCTTTCCCGTCTGTAGGACGGGCACAGAGTAGGCCCACGAGTCCAGCTCCCTGCAACATGATTATACCACACCCACAGTAGGATCACACATCATGCCCCCTTGAACAGATACTTCATCTTCTCTTCGTCTGATAGCCGACAGAATTTCTTCCACATAAACCAGAAACCAGTTGGAATGTTCCTCCGTGGCTCATGGTCTTTGCGCCGTAAAGGTATCGGACCGCCATAGCCATGGACCTCGAACAGGAAGCCGTCGTACTCGTAGATCGGATGGAAGCCGCAGACGAAGCCATCAGGTACGCATTCACTCTTCAGTCGTAGACACGTCATGAGCCTCCTTACTGCGGTACTGTTACTCCAGTCTGGCCTTGATAGATGCCGCCGCTCTCTTTCTCCGTATACGTTCTGTCTGGCCTGTCACCTCGGAAGAATACCACTTGCGCGATTCCTTTCCCAACGTGTAGACGAATCGGATTAGGACTGACGTTCGCCAGCTCTAGCGTGAGGATCCCTTTCCAGCCTGGTTCAAGCGGAGTTACGTTCACCAACAACCCGCAGCGAGCATAGGACGACTTGCCCCAGCACACGCCACAGACATCCTCAGGCATGTTAAACGTCTCGACGGACTCAGTTAGGACGTGATGCCCTGGATGCAGGATGAACTCGTTATCGCGCTTGAGGACGTGACAGAGATTCTTATCGTAGTCGATAGGATCGGCAATGATGTCGATGCGTGACGCGAGCAGGAACTTCTTACCAAGTCGAATATCGTAGCCGAAGGAGCCTAATCCGTAGGATGGCTTTCCTTTCTGCTCAGGAATGAACGGGTACAGCATTGACGACTCTGCGAACATGCACATTCCGCGGATCTGTCTATCGTTGAGAATCATTCTGCCTCCTCAAGGAACTCTGGATGTCTGCATTGGGCAAGCACATCGTCACAGAACTGATGCCACTCTATCAACTCGTGAGTCCTCCTCTGCCTGATGATTCTCTGCAGCGTCATGTAGTTCGTGCATACTATCCGACGCTGTAGGAAGGACTCAGGTAGATACGCCTTGACTGAATCGAAGTCGCCGCGATCTATCGACATATTGATACTCTTCAGGTGGGGATTTAGAACCTGCCTTCCCTCAAAGTCATCCTTCACGAGATGCCTTCGCATGATCGTGTGCATCGTTGACTCCGACTGCTTTGTAACTCCGACGCGATATGTATCTGCGTGGCTCCACCAATAGCGCGGTGCAGTAATATCAAGCCACACGGCTATCGACTCCAGAAACTTAGAATGACTCCCGCCTCTCTTTACCAGCTTGTCAGCCACCACTTTCATATCTCCTCCGCTGTTGTAGCTCAGAGATATGCCAAGCAGTGCTTCTTCAAATCCCGCCTCGCGGATTATTGATGTTTTCATGAGCCACCGTCCCTTCTATCGTCGCCGCGCAACGATAGCATCTTGCAGGATCCACGCCACCTAGAGAGCACGCGATCCCCGTATCTCTTCGCAATCTCTGTCGAGTTCAAGTTCGTCGTCACCATGATCGGCTTCTCATTCTCCCACCTGTAATCAAATATTGCCTGCAACGCTACCCAGATGAAGTCGCTGCCAACCTTCTCATACTCTGTGCCGAGATCGTCTATGAATAGAACGTCCGCTCTATTGGCGTCTTTAACTGGATCAGTGTAATCTGCCACTGATGATC